ATTACTTGACGATTGTTTTAATGTTTCAAAGTCCATCGTATTTCTCCTTGTATTATTGTATTCGTTGTCTTTGTGTTTCCTGTATAATCGGAATCATTATTATTTATAAGACTTCTCATTCTCATTTACCCACTTTTTTAGTTCTTGTTTTGTGTAGGCAGATTTAGGTAGAGACCTCTTAATTCTGTATTCTTTATAACACTCACACCATTTAACAATTGTGTCTAATATCTTATAAATTATTCTATCAAACATATTAAGCACTAATATACCACATTTACTACTTTTTGTCAACCCTCATTTGACACGAACAAAGGTACTTTGCCATAACGGAAACCAGTCACCTCTATTTTCACATAATATACCTTCGATATGTGTATAACCTCTATCAATTGCATATCTAAATCTATTAGACCCTGTGACTACCCCTAGTTGTCCTTCTTTTCCTGTCCACGGTAGTCTATTCCAATAGTTTTCTTTTTCAATGACTAGTATAGGATTGTTCATACCCTTTTTGTCTAAATCATTGTACACAGTATTTAAATATTGCATGTAGTTATCATCACTTCTATTCGGTAAATCAAACAATCTATCTATCTTAAATAGTTCTTGTTTTCTACCTGGTATTATATTAGATGCAGTTAAAGGTTTCATTCAACTCCTTAAATGTTATATAACTTAAATTCTTTTTAGCCTGTGCGTTCCATTCTTCAATATTACTACTAATAGATGTATTACCTCTAATACCATCTGGGTTTACTTTTATAAATTTTACTTTAGGAAACTCTTTCATTAAAGTTTGCCACTGTGTAACCCAATTCACATGAGGTATTGGTTTGTTTCTTTCATCACCATAATTTTGTGTTGACTTGTACATATTGTTTATGTTGTCAGTATCACTTTTTAAATCATGTCCTATTAGATATAATTCTTTTAAATCTTCATTTTGTTTTAATGCAATATAACCACTTGTTGCACCACAAGCCCAACCTCTATCTTTATTTTGAGATTTATCTATATCTTTTAAATTATTTGTTTTATCATTTTTTGGGTCTACCCAACTAACATAACAACCTGTATGATTAATCTGTTTCTTTTCTACTTGTTCACCACCTTGTATTCTTCTTATAATACCTACTTGACCTGATATAGCAGAACCATGAAAAACAAAATGTTCTTTATTACCTCTTTCGTTTTCATATATTTTAAAATTCTTTTTTGCTATTTCTATCTCACTAGGTGTTAGATTTGAATATACTACCAAGTTATATGTCATTCCAGGTATTGCATTCCAATCTCTTAACCATAATTCACCATCATAACCACTTTGATATACTTCGTGCATCATTGGGCCATCTACAGAAACTAATACATCTGGTTTAAAGTCTCTATACAAACCATTACAACCATATATCTTTCCATGTGGTCTTAACTTGATTAAGTCTATTGGCGATCTACTCTCGCCATTACCTATACAAAATACTCTCTCAGCCATATACTTCTAATTCCGTTGTTATTACAATTCTTGTTTCATTAGTTTTTGTTTCTAAAGGTTTATGGTTTAGTTTAGAGTCCCATATATACCATTTATTTGTTTCTGCTTTAGTTACATAATCTTTCTCAAACACAGTTCCTATATTATTATCTGTCAAATACATTAGTGCAGTCAACTGTTCATTATCATTATCTCTATAATGATTGTGCCATAGAGAATTTACAATTTCATTTTTATATGTCACAAATGCCCACATATGTGTTATCATTGCTTTAATATTTTTTGTTAATAATGATCTAGTTAAACTATCTTCAAATATGTTTGTTGATTTATGTAAATATGAATCACTTTGGTGTTTTGGGTGTTGACATTTAGGATAAAATTCACAGCATGGGTTGTCTTTTACATATGAAATAATTTGTTCTTTTTGAGCAGATGTGATTTTAAAGTTCTTATCTTCTATTTCCATAATCATTTTGTAAAAACTTCTCTCATTATCAATTTACATTCTGTTGCATTAAAATTTACAAATGGTTTTACTCTGGTAACCTTAAGTGAGATTTCAGGCCATACAACTTTCTCGGTAATCTCTTTATCCCAATTTTTACTAAAGTTAAGAAAGTAATCCAACACGACCGCGGTCTGGTAACTAATCTTCCTTTGAATAAGTAAACGTAAGACTCTTGGATGCTGTCCATCAGGTACAGAAAACCCATCATCAAAAGAAATATTGCGCCTGCCAAGGTCACTAGCAATAGTTCCGCACTCTTGTTTAAAATGGTAGGTAAATGCTTCTTTACGTTTTTTATAATCCAGATAAACGTCTCTACCATCATTTGCCAACAGATTACCAATCCATCTCTTGCTATCTGCAAGAAAGTTAGCAACAAAGAAATCAAGTATATCAGACTCTGCATATCTCGTACTTAACTTATGAAAAAAGTATCTATCCTTTCTTTTTGTAAATGTGTCAAGTTTTGCATTGACTTTACCGTCATACTTATAGTAGTCATAAGTATCGGAGGCGAAATGTAATTTAACAGCCAAATAAGTTTTATATACATCAAACCCACCATACATACTATATTGGTAATACTCCACATTTAGGTATCTTCAACATATTTAAATTTGATGCCTCTACCTGTATTTTTTCTTTTAATGATTTTGATATTAATGATGATATTTGACTTGGGTCTAAACCATTTTCATCACAATACCAAATCACTGCATCCATATGAGTGATACGTTTATCTTTTACAATACCCTCTATGGTTAAACTAAATTCTTTACTGTTCATTAAAATTTTCTAACAATATGCTTTCTTAAAGCTCTTGTCAATTCCTCTATCTTATCTATAACAGCAATCAAACTTGGATCTGTTATATATTGACTTTGTTCTTTTAATTTATCGTATTCTTTTAATGGAATTGTGACCGTTGATTGTTCGTTCTCGTAAGTTAAATCGTGGTCGTGTGTGTCTCTGTCTATGTTGTCTGCCATTCACTCCTCCTTGTATAGTGGGTACCGCCACGCTAGCTTTGGTACCCTGTCAATTGACTCTTATAATATATCACACCATTCGCTTTTTGTCAACCCTTATGTGTCTATTCGTTCTTCCCAATTGAAGTAAGGGTTTAATTTTAAATCAAACGTTCTAAATAATACGCAACTATATTTACTACCAGGTGTCATAACCGTTGCCATACTTTGGTCATTGTGTACGTTAACCCAATAAGATACAATATACACAATTGCGCCACTATCTACGCCACCCTCTCTACCAAAACTTAAATTTAAAAGTTGCATACCTTTTCTATCTGCGTAATCTTCTAACACTTGGTTATCAACGCATATCGCTGGTATGTGTTCCCACCAGACGCCAGGTAGTTCATCTTGTAGTGTGGGCTTATCACCTTTCTGTTTATCACTAGGTGTTGCTGATGGTACTTGATTATATAACCAAGTCTCTGGCTCTTCTGCATAAGAAGATAACACCACAAACACACCTATGATTAATGATAGAATTAGTTTTTTCATAAGCCCTTTCTATGATAAAATATGGGCTCGTCTAGTCTTGCTTGATTTTATCTTTATTCTGCTCTTGATAATATTTATAAAACTCGTCAATGGATTTCATCAGTGGCGACATATAATCCTTCTTCTCTTTGACAAAGTTTTGTACAGAACCATCTTCAGAGGCTAGTAAAATAACAATTTGTTCTATGTTCTTTCCGAATGTCTCCTCATACATTTGTGCGTATGCCGTAGTTTGTAGGAAATAGTTATCAATCCAACTCTCTTGTCGTTCTTTGTTAGCAGTTTTAAAATCAATCACTGATAATTTACCATTGTATTCAGCGACACAGTCAACTTGACCAGCGATGGTAAGTTTAGGACTGTACATTATCGTCTCTAATAAATGTATATTATCTATTTGATCTATGTATGGTCTTAATAGTTTAAATAAACCTAATGGTAAGACACCTCGTTCACTTGGTGTTTGACCTTTTAGATATTCTTCTACAAGTAAGTGTGTGGCTTTACCACGTCTTGCGGCTCTACCCATTTCCCAATTGGCAACATTTTCACCAATCTTCTCACGCCAACCTTGTAGTTCTGCTTTCTTTTTGATACCCAATACACTAGTGACAGATGGATATGCCTTTCCGTCTATATCATAGAAACGAAAGCCATCTACTTTTTTACCTTTAGTGACTGGTAGTTTTGATTTGTCTAAATCTATAAAATTAAATTTTTTCATATTTTATTCACCTTCATATTTTATACACATAATATATCATAATATAGGCAATCTGTCAACCCTTAGACTGACCTATACTTCATAAACATATAATTAAGTTCGTCAGGCGTTCAATACTTGTATTCTTCGTATTTTGTTCTACCATTATCTTTATAAGCCCTTAGTAATTGTTTTCTATTACCCTCTTTCTTATAAGAACAATGCACCCAACCTGAATTTGGCTCGTCTGGACCTTTCCAAAACTCCAAAATCATCTGGTCATAATCTAGGTTTTCATTAATCCAAATAACTAGTTCTTGGTTTGATACATCAAAGATTTCAAAGTCAGCTGCCTGACCTTTTGCGTGCTGCGAGTTTTTACTAGACCCTATTGCCTCACACAACTCTGGTGATCTATAACCTGAGCTCACTGTGACTACTTTACCAAAATGATCTCTTACTGGTTGTAGCACATTCTCACATAACAATTTTAAATTATTCATATGATCTTCACTCGGATTATTATTAATCCCTTTTCTCTCTGCTGTCTGGCTCTTGACCATTTCTTTAAGAGAAAAATTATTGCTTAGTTTCATTTAACTTATCCTTTGCTTGTAGTTTCAACTTTTTAAGAGTACGAACATCTTCCCAAGTTTTGTTTGTTCTGTCTTCACTTCTAACTTGTTCAGCAATGTTGACTTTCTTTTTTAACTCTTTGTGATATTCTTTATAGTTCATATTATCCTCTCGTTAGTTTTAACAACTTTTCTATTTGAGCTTTAATGATTGGACCTCTATTAGGCCAATGAATATATGGCTCATCTGT